CCGACGCCGGGGATCATCGAGACGACCGCAATGGCCTGCTCCACCAGCCCGGAGAACAGGTAGACCACGCCGCGGAGGGCCAGCTCCACGCCGTTGCCGGCAATCGAGAGCGCCGAGGCGATCGCGGATCCGGCGTCGAAGACGCTGCCCCACTGCTCCCCGACGCTGGAAAGGTACGTGAACACGCTGCCGAAGTTGGCGATGATGTAGTCGCCGACGCCGGCGAGGAAGCCGGCCCCCTCGAGGATGCCGTCTCCGATCCGCTGGCCGATCGTCGCGCCGCCGGCATCGCCGACGAGCTGCGTGAACGTGTCGGCCACGCCTTGGATCGACGGGGCAAGGTACGCCGTGACCTGCGTGGTGATGCCCTGGATGGCAGCGGCGGCCCGGGTAAAGGCGTCGTTCATGCCTTCCACGTCCTGGCCCTGGGCGTTGGTGAGGGCCAGCCCGAAGGCTTGCGCCTCGGCGGTCGCCTCGCCGACAGCCCCGGCCCCGCCGGCGAACAGCGGCATGAGATCGGCCCCGGCCTTGCCGAAGATCCGGACGGCAGCCGCTGCCCGCTCTGCTTCGTTGGGCATCCCGCCGATGGCGTCGGAGATCGCTTGGAATCGCTCTGCCGGGCTCTTGCCCTGAAGCTGGTCGACGGAGATGCCGATGGCGTCGAAGGCTGCACGGGCCGTGGCAGAGCCCTGGGATGCACGCACGAACGCCACGTCGGCCTTGGTCGCGGCTTTTCCAATCGACTCCATCGACACGTCAGCCAGGGAGCCGGCGTACGCCAAGCCGGCGAGCTCGCCGTACGTCATGCCGAGCCGTGCCGACAGCTTGCTCGTGCTGTCGATCGTCTCCGCGGCAGCCTGCCCCATCGACAGCAGCGATCGCCCCGCCGACATGGCAGCGCCGGCCACCTGCGTGAACAGTTGCGCCCCGGCCACCGCCGTCAGCGTTCGCATGCTCGAGCGGAGCCCGGCAACGTCGGCCGACAGGCTCTTCATCGACGAGCCGGCCTGACGCATGCCGGCCGTCAGCCCGCCCGTCGATGCCGTGAATACTGCGGCGACCTTTCCGATCGTTGCGGCCATCAGTAGCCCTTCTGTTCCAGTTGCTCGGCGAAGCCTGGGATCTTCTTCAGCTCTGCGATCATCTCGGCCTCCGTCTGCTCCGGGGAGCGCCACGACGGGAGGAACTTCGCCTCAAACTCCGTGTCGATCTCAGCCCCGGAAGCCTTCGCCATCACCGCGGCCAGCTTGCCGGTCCTCGCCCAGTCGTCACCGAACGGCTCGACCGACCAGAACGCCATCCAGCCCTTCAGCACTCGCAGCGGGATCGCCGCGGCGAGGGCGTCAACGTCCAGCACGCCATGCAAGGCCGCCAGCCTGTAGAGGAAGAGCCTCAACGGCTGGCGTCGGAGTTTCCCTCGAGTTCCTTTTGCTCCCGGTCGCTTACCGCCAGGGCCTTCGTGCCGATGTCGAAGATCGGCTGAATGACGGCCGGCGGCATCTGCCCGAGCCGGGGAGCGTCGTCGATCGTGAACAGCCGCTCGCCGTCGGCATCGCACAGCAGCAGGGCGGCGATCACGCCTCGCATGCCGACGTGATTGCCCTTGGCCTTCTCGATCCACAGATCGAGCTCGTCGCGGGTGTCGGCGGTCGGGTCGAGGATGTAGACATCCTGCCCGAGCGACTTGATGTGGAGCTTCTGCGGCGGCCTGCGGGTGGCCAGCGAGAGAATCGAATCGACCGTCGTGAGTGCCATCAGTCCTCCCCGGTGAACACGAACGAATACGCTGACTGGATGTTGCCGCCGCTCTCACCGGCCCGCTGTGACCGCGTGATGGCAGCAGTGCGAGAGACGGAGACGCCGCCGACAGAAAAGGCGAGCGTCCCGCGGAGTCCCATATCCGACGCCACGAAGATCGGATTTCCCCATGCCCGGAATGACACGGTGCCGTTCTCGACAGCCGCCCAGTTGAGTTGGCGGACGACGCGAGAGTCGAGCCCGGAGCCGACGACCGTGGCCCCGGCGGGCGTGAACTCGTACGGAGTCGATGCCGAATGCTCCGTATCGAATCCAGTCACCGGCCCGAGGGACACGCCGGCAAAGGATGCCGTGAGCCCCTGAGCGTCAGGGATCGGGGAGCCCGGCATCGGTCACCTCTCAGCCGGTGACCTCGAACGTGGCGGATCCCATGACGAACTCGCCCGCGGCCCCGCCCTCTTCAAAGTCAACGCAGATCGCGTTGACGCTGGTGAGCCCGAGCCCCGTGCAGGCGAGGGCGTACGCGGCGTCCTGGGCGGGCGGATTCTTGCCGAAATACTCCAGCGAGATCGTCGCGCCGGGCTTGAGCGGCTTGATCTGCTTCTTCCGGGTCGCGTTGGCGGCGAGCGTGCAATCCGACACGTCTTCGGTGTCGACTGCCCTCTTCACCTTGATGCTCTTCGCCCGGAACTCGATGGCGTTGAAGCTGAAGACCAGCCCCTGCATCGTGTCGATAGTCGCCGGAACTGCGGGCATGGGTTACTCCTGCCAACGAATGGAGATATTCATCTCGACCACGAACGTCGGAACGTCACGCCCCTCGAGGAAAACGGGCGTGCCGTCCTTCTCGTCGGTGACGTACACATGGTCGATAGTCGCACCCGACCCCGACCCTGTGAAATTGTGGAGAGCCGCGCTGATCGCGTCGGCCGCCGCCCTGACGAGCGTGTAGCCGTCGGCGTACACGTCGACCGTGAACTCGCCATCACAGAATCCCGTCAGACCGTTCGTCTGAATCGGCCTGTCGGTGGAATCGCGGGCGTAGACCACGAACGGCGGCGCTGTGCCTTCAGCCGGCACCAGCGGCCAGGCCGTGCAGGATCCGGCCGTCTCGATCGTCGCCTTCAGCCACGCCTCGGGGCTGCTCACTTGCCACCGGCCTTCGCGGGCGGCTCATCGGCCTCGATAACGCCGGCCTTCCGCAGCTCGGCGAGCGTGTCGGCATCGGCGAAGATCGAGTCGCCGGGCCGGTACGGGCCGTGGGGCTTGGTGAAAATCACGAGCGTCATGGGAGCCTCCGGGGATGCTTCCGTTCTGCGGGACTGGGCGGCTGCCTGTGAAATCACCGCTTGCGGCGGTAGTCCGAGCCGACGGCCTTGCCGCTGTTCAGCTCGGTGGCGGCCTTCTCGAGCTGCACGGCCATCGTCTTCATGAGGTTCGCGGCTGCCTGCGGCTTGAAGCTACGCATGACGGCCTGGACGATCGGCCGCTTCGCCATCCGCTTCGTGCCCTCCTCGATCCAGATCGCCTTCCTCGACTCGTCCCCGTACTTGTAACCAAGGGTGCCGACGGCGATTCCGTCTCGGTTGTTGCCGATGTAGCGCGACTTCGCCGTCGCGGCACGCCGGAGAGCACCATTGCGGCGCAACTTGACGACGCCTTTCTTGTTGGCCTTCATCACCATGCCGACCGGCGTGGCCTTCCGGAGCGCCGAGACCCCAGGGCGGAGAGCGTCCCGCATCGCCTTGCCGAGGTGCTTCTTTGCGATGTGCCGCGGAAGCAGCTTGTACCGCTGCATCAGTGCCCCGATCTCGCCGGAGACCTGATCCCAGTTGGCCCAAAGAAGTGCGTCGGTTTGGATCTCGCTCATGTGGCCTGCTCCTCGCAGCCGAGCTCGAGCTCGTCGCGGAAGCCCCGCTCGACCACGGAGGCGATGTAGAGGAGCCTGCCGCCGCGGCTCGTCCACCGGAACCGCATCTTCCCGGTGACGCCGGCGACGTAGCGGAGCATCACCGTGTGAGAGATCGTTCCGCCCACCTGCTGCCGGCGCTGCTGTTCGGAGTAGGACGACTCGACGACGGAAGCCCGCACCCGGGCGAACGTCGTCCACGTCTGGATGGTCTCGCCGAGGGCGTTCCGGCTCTCAGCCGGGTACTCGATGACGCCCGACTCGCGGTAGTTGACCGTGGCCATCAGAACCTCCCGTCGATCGACTCGCTCGCCAGGAGCGTTTCCACGGCCATCGGCAGGACGATCGCCGACACGTCGGTCGGCACCGCGGAGCGGTTGTCGTAGAGGTGCCTGACGATCAGGAGCATCGCCGAGCGGATCTGCGGGGCGATCTGCTGCCCCGGCGCGACCCCGGCCCAGTAGGTTGCCGTCAGCTCGCCGCCGGCCCAACCGAGGCCGGGCTGAAGGTTGAATCGGATCAGAGCCGGCCGGCAGTCGGCATCGATGGCGTACGATCCGGCGTCCATCG